GGCCTGCCCTACGACAGCGACCTCGAGACGCTCCCGATGGCGATCCAGATGGAGGCATTCGGGCAGGGCCGCGCCAAGAACGTCAACGAGGCGTTCCTGCGCGTGTATCGCTCGAGCGGGATCTTCGTCGGCCCGGACAACGACAACCTGACCGAGGCCAAGCAGCGCACCACGGAGCCGTATGGCTCGCCGCCCGGGCTCAAGACCGACGAGATCGGCGTGAAGCTCACCCCGACCTGGCGCCAGTCGGGACGCATCTACGTGCGGCAGTCTGACCCGTTGCCGCTCACCATCGTCGGGCTCACGCTTGAGGTCGCTATCGGAGGATGACATGAGTATTTTCGGACTGTCTCCAGCCATGCAGTATGCAACCAATTTCCCGGTGCAATCCAGGGCCGTTGGCAGCATGCTCGGCAGTTCCACGGCCGAGCCGAGTTTCGCGAGTTCGTTTGCCGAGGCCATGACCGTGGCTGGTCCCATCGCGTCGATCTTCGGGGCCGTGACGGGGGCGGTAGGCTCGTTCTACGCGGCACAGAGCCAGCAGAACCAACTCAAGATGCAGGCCCAGAACCAACGGTTCGCGGCCGAGATGGCTCTCATCAACCAGCGCGGCGCGGAGTTCACCGCCGGCCAAATCGGGCGCGAGGGGCAGGCGCGGTTCGGTGCGTACTCCATGCGGGCAGGACAGGCCAGGGCGAGCGCACAGGCGGCGTTGGCCTCACGCGGCGCGGTCCTCGGCGTCGGCTCGGCCAAGGAAATCGTCGGCAGCATGGACCTGATGAAGGAGATTGACCGCCTGAACATCAGCGCCGCCACCGTGCGCGAGCAGGAGGCCGCCCGCTTGCAGGCGTTCAACCTCGGCACGCAGGCCACGATGGCTGGCATCTCGGCCCGCAACCTCGAGGCCACGGCCGGGACCATCTACCCGGGCCTGTCGCTCGGCACCAGCCTGCTCGGGAGCGCAACGGACATCGCCGGCCAGTGGGCCCGCAACCGCCGCATCGAGGAGCTGCTCATGGGCGTCTCGCAGCAAAGGATCTGAACCATGCCAACCGTCCCCACGTCATTCGTGCCGCAGGTCGCCCCGCAGGGTGGGGGCGACATCGGCCAGTTTCAGGCACCCGGCATCGCGGCCGCCGAGAACCTCGCAGGGCCGCAGGTCGCCCGTTTCGGGCAGGCGATGGTCGGGGCGGGCAATCAGGCGTTCCGGCTCGGCTCGGCCATCCAGGACGGCATTGACGAGGCTGCGACAAAGGAGGCCGACGTTGCCGCTGGCAGGGCCATGCAGCAAGTCGCCGACAAGTACCTCGCCACCGTGGGCAAGAGCGCGGAAACGTCGTTTGCGGCGGCCCAGGCCGATTTGGCGCAGGCAGCGGCAGGTGCCGTTGACATGCTCCAGAACGACACGCAGCGTCGAATGCTCGGGCCGATTCTAGCCCGGAACATGGGAGTGTTCCAGAGCCGGATGGCCCAGCACCGGGTGCAGCAGGTCAAGGTCTACCAGACGAACGAGTCGGTGGCCCGGGCCGAGTTGAGCGCGGACTACGCCATTCAGGCCTACGCGCAGCGCGCCGAGAAGGACGCCGAGGGACGCCCCATCGGGCTCATCCGATACGCAGCCAACGCCGACACGGCCGTGGCCGAGATCCGCAAGGCCGGCGAACTGATGGGTTACGCGCCGGATTCGGCGCAGATGAAGCAGCTGGAGCAGAAGGTCTATGACCGCATGGCGGTCGGGATCGTAAACTCCATGATGATCCAGAATGAATACGGGCAGGCCGACGATTTCCTGTCCGATCCAGGCACGGCCCAGACGCTTGACGCCAAGACGCTGTCCGCGCTGCGCGAGTCCGTGACCGCCAACCAACAGAAGGCGGTGGTCGGGGAACTGGCGTCGAGCATCATGGAGACGGGCCTGCTCATGGCGAAGAGCGACCCCAAGACCTACTGGCAGCAGAAGGACGGGCCCGTGGAGCCGCCCAACACGCTGCGCGAGGCGCTCGAGCTTTCCGAGCAGATCAAGGACGATGACACCCGCAAGTACGTGCAGAACGAACTGCGGACCCGCTACGCGCAGGAGGACGCGCTCATTGACCGCGAGTACGGGACGCTCATCGACAACATTGAGCAGTTCCTCGCGGTTCCAGGCAACTCGCTCGCCGACGTGCCGCCCGACATGTTCGGACGGCTGCGGCCCGTGGACAGGCAGAAGTTCCTGCGCGGCCAACGCGAGCATGACGAACTGACGCTCATGGAGCAGGTTGCGCGCAACCCGTCACTCGTGGCCGAAGGTGATTGGCTTGAGCGCAACCGCAGCAAAATGACGCACGCCACATTCGTGCGACTGCTCGGCGAGCGCAACAAGCCAGACCGTATCCTATCGGCGACAATAGATGCCGACCAACTCGAGGCCACGCTGACGCGCAACGGATTTAATACGCTTGCGGCACCGCCACGTGGCGACAAGCAGGCCGCCGAGCAGTCCCTATTCCTGCGCGACAACGTCAAGACCATGATCGACGCGGAGCAGGCGCGCATTGGTCGCGCCCTGTCACGGCCCGAGAAGCAGGCAATCATGGACCGCGCCATCCTCGATAAGGTCTACGTGCAGCGGTCATGGAGCCGTGACCCGGAGGTGCCGTTCTCGGCGCTCGGGCCAGGGGAATTGCAACAGGCATACGTCACGGTCGGGGATACTGAAGTGATGATCCGCGACATTCCGGAGCGTCGAATCATGCAGATTCGCGACGCGCTTGAGCGTGCTGGGCTTCCAACCAATCTTCAAAGCATCGCGGACGCATGGGTACGCGCAGGCAAGCCTCAATGATCGAACCCGACATCAACGAACGTATGGCACGATTCGCCCCCTCGCAGAACATGGGCGATCCAGGCGACGATGCAATCGAACGCGCCGTGGCAGGAATGGCTGGGGTGCCGGCGCGTCCGAAGTTTGAGCAGGATGCGGACATCGACGCCGCCGTGCTCCAGATCGCGGGCGAACGCAGGCAGGACATGGCGGCGTCGCTGATGGCAGCATCGCAGGTCAACCCGGATCAAGCGGCCCGTGCAAGCAAGCTCGGCGAGCAGTTCGGGGTAGGTCAGGACATCGCCCTCCGCAACATGCAGGAACTTGAGCGCGAAGCTGCCGTACGCGACATCTTGCGTATGGACCTGATGCGAAATGACCCGGTGCTCGCCAGGTACTTGGCAGACCGCGCATTTGCGTCAGAGGCGCGGGACGATGTTGGGACGTTGGCAAAGGTGAAAGGAATCATCGGAGGAATTGCCGAGATCCCGCAATCCGTGTCGGAGGGATTTCGGCGAGGCATCGCAACCTACGAACTCGCCGAACTCATTGAAAGGCAGCGCCAACGTGGTGGCAAAATTGATGTCCTAGAACAGGCCGCTATCAATTCCATCAATGAGGAAATTGCGCTGCTTGGTCAGGAAAGCGGATTCTGGGAAAGTGCCGCAACCATTGTGACCCTGAACTTGGCGCAGGCCCCGGAATACGTTGAACCAATTGTCACTGGCGGTGTTGTCGGAGGTGTCACTGGCGCCACGTTGGGTTTGGGCGGTGGGCCAGTGTCGCCCGCCACGGTGCCGGCTGGCATGTTGACTGGCATCGGACTTGGCCTCAAGGCTGGAGCGGTGACTGGTGCATTTGAGGCGTCCAGGCGGCTTGAAACGGCACTGCTCTACGGGCAAGCACTTGAGGAGGGATTGGATCACGATGCGGCCAACAAGGTTGCGCTCGCCGGAGGAGCCGTATCTGGATTGCTTGAATTAGTCGGAGTCGGCGTGGCTGGCAAAGCGTATTCGCTTGCCGTCAAGCAAGTTGTACGGCGCAGCATGAACGAAGCCTTGAAGAACCGAACCAAGGCTGCGGTTCTCAAGGAGGTCGGAATCCTCTATGTTGGCGGTGGACTTGGCGAAACCGCCACCGAAGTCTCGCAGGAAATCGTCAATCAAACGGCGATTGAAGCCGGCAAGTTCATGCGCGACAAGCCCATGATCTTTGATGATCCGCAGGCCATGCAGGAGTTCGGTGACCGATTGGTCGATACTGCCATTGAAACGGCGCAAGGGATGGCAATCATTGGAGTTCCTGGCGCCGGCATTCAGCTGTATTCCGGCGTTCGTCGTGCTGCGAAAGCAGAACAGCAGCAACAGGTCATCCTCGGACTTGTAGAGAACCGCAAAGAAAGCGGCCTTGCGAAGCGCAACGAAGTGGCGTACGAACGTTTCCTTGCTGGGCAGACGAACGGAACGCCCGCAGAAACTATCTACATTGACGGTACGGCGGCGCAACAGGTACTAGCACAGAGCGGAGTTTCAACGGCGCAGCTTGAGGAGATCCTCCCGGGAATCCGTGAGCGCATTTCGGAGGCCGTCCATACGGGCGGCGACGTGACCATTCCTACGGCGCTATTCGGGGCACGGTTGGCGAATACCGATCTTGGAACGGCCATGCTTCCGCATGTGCGATTGTCGCCTGATGCCATGAGCATGACCGAGGCGCAGGAGTTTGCCACGCGCCGGCAGGAGGTCGTTCGCGAGGCCGAGCAGATCCTTGCACAGAAGCAGGAGGCCGACGCGACGTTCGTGCAGCAGGCGCGGCAGATTGAGGACACGCTCGCCTCGCAGATCGTGGCGACCGGGCAGATGGACGAGAAGGCGGCGCGCTCAAGCGCGCAGTTCATGCGCGACTTCTACGTCACGCAGGCGGCGGCGTTGGGCATGTCACCGCAGCAGGTGTACGAGCGTTTCCCGGTGCGCGTGGAGGGCGCGATGCCTGCGGTTGCCGCGCCGCTCGAGCAGGCCGACCAGTTCGACCAAGCGGGCCAGCGCCGCACGGACACGCCGGAGTTCAAGGCATGGAGCAACAATGCGCCAATAGTGCAGGGCGAGGCGACGGAGTTCGCAACACGCCAGCCGTTCGCTGGAAAAGCGTATCACGGATCACCAGTTACAGATATTACGGAGTTCGATCCGTTTGCGCCGTCGCGGTTCCGCAAAGAACTGGAACGCGGCATGGGCGCGATCTGGTTCGGAGCGGAACCTGCAACAGCAACAAACTTTGCAGGCATGGCCGGAAGTGTGTACCCGGTTTATGTCACGTTGCAGAATCCGCTGGTAATAGACGCAGCCAAGGAAGCGCAGCCAGATTTGTATGTTCGGCTACAGGGCGGCCAAACCATTTACGACATTCAATACATCAAAGCCGCTGCTATTGCTCGCGCAAAGCGCGATGGCCATGACGGCGTTGTATTTGTCAACGCCTACGACGGTGCGCCGGTCGGTGGCAAAGCAACAATCTATGCCATATTCAACCCGACAGATATCAAGTCAGTCAACAACCGCGGCACCTGGTCGCGCACGGCGGCGAACATCATGGAGCAGGCGGCGACGATGGACGCCGAGTACCTCGCTGCCGTTGAGCGCGGAGACATGGAGACGGCGCAGCGCATGGTGGATGAGGCAACGGCGGTCACTGGATACACAGAAAGCGGGATGCACGGACTTTCGCGTGGAAAACTCGTTGGGAATCAATTTGACCCCAAGCTGCTCGGTAGCAACACTGGGGCGGCAAGCGCGAAATTGGGATTCTTCTTTGGGTCAAAAGCAACGGCGGCAACGTATGCATTTGACATTGATCCAGTGGCCGCCCGCAAGCATTCCAAAAAGTTGCAGTCATTGTGGAAGCAGCTAACTGACAAAATTCCAGAACAATACCGGTATCTGTTGACGGGTTCGATGCAGATAGAGTCAGATCGTGGGCCGGATGCATTCTTCCCAACGGCAGATCCAGATCAGACCGGAGAGCAAGTTGCGTTTGACGCCGAGGAGTATTACGGCCGTCTTGGCGATGGGGCGATGTTCGCGCAAGAGGACATCATGGGCATCGCCGACCTTATGTCTGCTAAAGACGGTCAAAGACTGAATGAATACGTAGAGAACAAATGGATTCCTATGTGGATGTCTGCTCTTGATGTTGCGATGAGCGAGGTGCAATCCACAGACGCATCAATATTGAATGTCAAACTGAAGATGCAGAATCCGTTGGTGTTTGACTTCAAGGGAAGTCGATACCGCGATGTGTCATATGCACAAATCATCAGTAGAGCGAAAGAACAAAATCACGATAGCGTCATTCTGAAGAACACCTATGACGGGGGTGGGCTTGATGACATCAAGATCGTTTTTTCTCCCGAGCAAATCAAGTCCGCCGACCCCGTCACCTACGACGAGGCCGGCAACGTCATCCCGCTGTCGCGCCGCTTCGACATCACCAGCCCGCGGATCTTTGAGCAGGCGGCGGTGCCAGAACGCGAACTTGGACCGATTGAGGCAGCCAAGCGGCTCGTGCAAGAAACGGGACGCGAAGCATTTACTGATGCTGATGAGTTCTTCAAGAAGCGATGGAACGACCTTCTCAAGGAAACAAAGCGACAAGTAAAGCCGACTCCTAGGAACTTCCGAGAAGCCGCGAAGCGCGCAGTCGCTGACATTCTTGATTTCGTCAAGAACAACCCGAAGTTCGCTGATTACTACGCCAACGACTGGAAGGTGACGCGGTCAATTCTTGACGATTACATCGGACGTGCGATCACCGATGACGAGTTTGCGATGTTCCGCACCATCGCCGGCTTGACATCGCCGAACACGATGTTGCCGGCGAATATCAGCGACACGGTTGGGTTGTGGGACCATTGGATGCGAGAAGGCAACTTCGACGCATTCACGCTCGGGCCAAAGCCCGGAACTGGGGCGCTCGTGGTGTTTGAGGCAGCCGAGCCAATTAGCGGAACGACGGCAAACGTCAAGGTGCGAACGATTCGCATCATTGAACGGCTGATCAAGGAACGTGGCGGCGTCACGCAGGCGCTTGAGTACTTGCAGGAAGGCGTTCCGGTAAAGGAACTGCACAAGTTCAATCGCAAGATGGGCTATGCCGGCGCAGTCGGCGACATCGGAAACATCACCGATCTCGTCCAGCAGGCGACAGGACAGAGTGAACTGATTCCGCGCATGTTCATCTTCGGGCAGAAGGTTGGCGCCTACACGCTCAATGCGATTGGGGACGAGCGATACACCACCGTAGACATCTGGGAATCTCGGTACATCCGCAGCCATTTCACGGGCATGTTCGATATCAACATCGGGCTGCCGGAAAGCACGGACGAGCATCAGATTTTCACGCGGTTTGGTGACCTGTTCAAGGAAGAAATGGAGGCCGTTACCGGGCGCAAGTGGGCGCCTTCGGCCTTGCAGGCACTGCGTTGGTTCTATATCATCGGATCGGCACGGGAAGCCGGCTACAGCAAGGCGAGCACCAATGAAACCATCAGCTTCTACACCGAACGGCGACTCGTCCAAGCCTTTGGATACCCGGGACGCGCTGCAACTGGCGGGGGACCGGGCGTTGGAACGACTGCGCCTGGAGGTGCAACAGGGCAAGTTCGCGCTGCCAGAATCCCGCCGAAGCGGTTTGAGCGCGACCTCGAGTCCGATGTCGCCAAACTCCCAGATCCAGCCGACAGGCGCCGCGCCATCGCAGCCGGGTATGTCCGCTATGCAAGATATAATTCGGAGCTCGGTCAGCGAGGGTTCTCGTTTGACGAACGCCGAGGTGGACCAGCTCGACAGCATGGGACTCTGAACGCGACGGTCGCTGCCGATTTTGTTCCTGGCGAGCGGTTGAAGGCGGCATTTGGGAAGGCGAATCTTCCCATTCAGACAATTCAAGAACTGGTGGCGGATGATGCTGGGGCGACTGCGTTTCAGTCACTTGTTGCAGCCACGAATAGTTCGACCCAATATGGCGCAGCAGTTGCCGTGTATCAGGCAGCGGACTATCAAGGCAAGAGATTGTTCGTGACGGAAGACGGAACGGCGGGTTTCGCGCTTACGTCAGATGGTGACATTGTGTCGGTGTTCAGCGCCAACAAGAGCGGCAATGGTCGTGCATTGATGATGGCGGCAGTGCAAGCCGGAGGACGCCGTCTTGATTGTTTCGACACCGCGCTTCCTGGCTATTACGCAGCGCACGGATTCAAGGCGGTTGCTCGCATTGCTTGGAATGACGAATACGCACCACCCGGATGGAACATGGAGACATTCAAGGCCTTCAACAACGGCCGGCCTGATGTTGTGTTCATGGTGTACGAAGGTGGCTACAACGGGGAATACAAGGCTGGTGCTGGCGAAAAAGTAAAAACGTATGACGATGGTGTGCAGTCGCAGACCACAGCCCTGCAAGCCATTGCCAAAAGTCAGGTGTTTGAGCAGGCGGCTCGCGGCCCAGCCCGCGGCGGGTTCGACCCAAAGCGCCTGACCACGATCCTCAACAAGACGGCTGACCTCTCTACGTTCCTGCACGAGTCGGCGCACGCCTTCCTGACGTTCTACGAGCAGGTCGCCGCCACGCCAGACGCGCCGGCGCGCATCGTGTCGGACATGGACGAGCTGCTGCGGTGGTTCAAGATCGACGGCGCCACGCCGGCCGAGCGCATCGCCAACTGGAACGGGCTGACGCTCGACCAGAAGCGCAAATACCACGAGACGTTCGCGTACAACTTCGAGGTCTACCTGTTTGACGGCAAGGCGCCGAGCGTCGAAATGCAGGGACTGTTCGAGCGGTTCAGCGCGTGGCTCAAGCGCGTCTACCGTTCCATCCGCGATGACCTGAACGCGATCTACCGCCGCGAGTTCGGGGAGGACTTGCCGATCCTGACGGGCGAGGTGCGCCAGGTCATGGACCGCATGCTCGCCACCGACGAGCAGATCAAGCGGCAGGCCGCCATCAACGAGATGAAGCCGCAGTTCCAGACGCAGGAACAGAGCGGCATGGACGATGCCGAGTGGGCCGCGTACCAGGCGATGCAGCAGGAGGCCATCGAGGCGTCCGTCACGGACATGAACAAGGCGAGCATGCGCCAGCTCCAGTGGCTGGGGAACGCCCGCAGCCGCATCCTGCGCGACATGCAGAAGAAACACGACGCCAAGCGCAAGGAGGTGGCCGCCGAGGTTGCCGCCGAGCTGCGCGTCGAGCCCGTGTACCGCGCCATGACCTACCTGCGGACGGGGAAGTTCATCGACTCGGACGGGGCCGAGGTCACGGTGGAAGGTCCGCACCGCCTCGACACCAAGCGCACGCAGGCGATCTATGCGGGCCTGCCGACCGAGAAGGACATGGAAGCCGTGCGCGCCACTGGCATGGCGATGCCGAAGGTGTTCGCGCCCGACATCGCGAAGCTCGGCACGGGCAAGTACGGGATGCTTGGCGTGGACGGGCTGGACCCGGACGTGGTCGCCGAGACGTTCGGCTTCGGCAGCGGCGACCAGATGATCCGTGCCCTGCTCGCGGCCAAGCCCATCAAGGAGGCGGTCGCCGAGCGCACGGACGCCGAGATGCTGCGTCGGTTCGGGGACATGAACACCCCCGAGGCGCAGGAGGCCGAGGTGCAGAAGGCGCTCCACAACGAGGCCCGCGCCCGGTTCGTGGCCGTGGAACTGCGGCACGTGGCCCGCGCCACCGAGCCCGTGCGCGTCATGCTCGAGGCCGCCAAGCAGGTCGCCCGGGAACTCATCGCCGGCATGACCCTGCGGGAAGTGCGCCCCGCCGACTTCATCGCCGCCGAGGCCCGCGCCGCCCGCGACGCCGGCCGCATGGGAACCACGGTCAACCCGGAGGCGGTCGGTCGTGCTGCGTATACCCGGACATACAACGAGCGGATCGCGGCAGGGGCCGACGAGGCAACGGCTGTAGCCGAGGCCACCACGGCGGCAACGGAGGCCGCTAGGAAGGCCCAGGAGCGATCCGACGCCCTGAAGGCGCAGTACGGGGCCGACCCGCAGCAGGCGCTCATTAGGGCCAAGCGAGCGCAGCTGTACCAGAACCAGCTCGCCGCCGAGGCGCTTCGGGTCCGGGAGGAGGTCGCCAAGCAGGTCAAGTACCTGCGGCGCATCCTGCGGGACACCAACGTCAAGGCGATGGGCGCGCAGGCGGCCGACCAGATTGCCGGCCTGCTCGAGCGGTTCGAGGTGGCCCCGGTCAGCCTCAAGCGGCTGGACGAGCGCAAGGCATTGGCGGCATGGCTCGCCGAGCAGGAGGCCGCCGGCCTGGTGCCGGACATCGCGCCGGAGGTGGCCGACGAGGCCCGCCGCGTCAACTACCAACAGCTCACGGTGGCCGAGTTCCGCGACCTTGTGGATGCCATCCGGCAGATCGAGTTCATTGGGAAGAACGAGCGCAAGGTGCAGCTCGCCGCCGAGCGCGCCGCCTACGAGGAGAAGCGGGACGAGATCGTCACCCGCATCCGGGCGGTCGGGCGTCTGCGCGGGGTCAAGTTTGACCCACGCAGCCCACTCACCAACATCGGCCGGTCTGCTGCCGCCCTGCGCGGGTTCGCCGCCCAGCACCTGAAGGCGGCGTCGGTCGCCCGCATCCTTGACGGCGGCGAGGACGATGGCCCGCTGTGGACGTTCGCCATCCGGTCGGCCAACGCGGCCGCCGACATGGAGACGCGCATGCGCGCCGAGGCGTCGGCCAAGCTCGCCGAGATCCTGGCCCCGGTGTTTGCGCTCGGGAACATGGGCGGCAAGGGCGTGTTCTTCCCGTCCATCAACCGCAGCCTGAACCGCGAGGCGCGGCTCGCCATCGCCATGAACGTCGGCAACGACGGCAACCGCCAGCGTCTGCTCGACGGCGAGGGCTGGACGATGGAGCAGGTGCAGCCAGTCCTCGAGAGCCTGACCGAAGCGGAGTGGCAGGCCGTGCAGAAGGTGTGGGACTACATCGACACCTACCGCCCGCTCATCGCCGAGAAGGAGCGCCGGCTGTACGGCAAGGAGCCGGAATGGGTCAAGCCGACGCCGTTCACGACGCGCACCGCGGACGGGCGCGAGGTGCGACTCGAGGGCGGCTACTACCCCATCAAGTACGACCCCATCGCAAGCGACCGCGTGGCGACCGTGGACGAGGCCGCCGAGGCCAAGCGTGCGCTTGACGGCGCGTACACCGCCGCCACCACTCGACGCTCGTTCGTCAAGAGCCGCGTGCGCGAGGTGGTCGGGCGCCCGCTGCTCTACACGCTCGACGCCGCGTTCGGCGGGGTCAATGACGTGATCCACGACCTGGCGTGGCACGAGTGGCTCATCCAGACGCAGCGCCTGCTGCGTGACCCGGAGTTCGCCAATGCCGTGCGCGAGACGCGGGGACCGGAGTTCCTAAAGCAGCTGCGCGACTGGGCGAAGGACAACGCGGCCGGCGAGCGCAAGATCGGGGTCGCAGGCGAGGCGGCGCTGTCGTGGCTTCGGCAGGGCATCAGCGCGTCTGGCCTCGGGTTCAACGTGGTGAGCGCGGCCATGCAGGTCACGGGCTTCAACCAGAGCATCGTGCGCCTCGGGGCCAAGTACGTCGGGCGCGGCGTCGCGCAGTTCGCGGCGTCGCCCATCGACACGGCGCGCATGGTCGCCGACAAGTCTTCGTTCATGGCCGAGCGCGGGCGCACGCAGTTCCGCGAGATCAACGAGATCCGCAACCGCGTCCGCGGCCAGACCGAGGTGGCCCGCCGGGTGACGGCAGGAACCTACTTCCTGATGATGAACATGCAGCGCACGGTGGACATCCCCACGTGGCTGGCCGGCTACCAGAAGGCGCTCGACGCTGGGAAGGATGATGCCACGGCGGTGGCGCTCGCCGACCAGGCGGTGCGAGACACGCAGGGCAGCGGCCTCATCTCCGACCTTGCCGCCATTGAGCGCGGCGGGCCCGTGATGAAGCTGTTCACGGTGTTCTACTCGTACATGAACACCGTCTACAACATGACGGCCGTGCAGACGATGACGGCGCGCAGCAAGGGCAAGCTGGCCGCCGACTACGCCATGCTGCTCGTGGTCCCGGTTGTGCTCGGGCAGGCGATCAAGAACCTCATCCAGCCCGACGCCGGGGACGATGAACTCGACCCGGAGGCGCTGGCCCGCAAGCTGGCGGCCGAGGAACTGTCGTTCCTGATGGGGACAATGGTGATCGCCCGCGAGTTCGGCGGGGCGGCGCAGCTCCTGACGGGCGCCGAGGGCGTCCGCATGGGCTACGGAGGGCCGGCGGGCCTACGGGCCGTGGGCGAGGTCTACGGGCTCGCCACGCAGGCAGGGCAGCTCGAGTTCGACCGTGCGTTCAGGCGGTCGGCGATCAACACGCTCGGCGCGTTCACTGGCCTGCCGAGCGCGCAGGTCAACCGCACCATCGACGGCATTGAGGCGGTGATCGAAGGCGAGGTTGAGGGCGTCGGCGCGGTGGTCGCGCCGCTCACCGGGGTGCAACGCTAGTACCCGTATCCGTACCCGTATTTCCTAGTCTGACCAACGAGGCTCCGCATCCATGACCATCAGCTCTACGACGCGCATCGCTGGGCCATTCATCGGCAACGGGACCGCGTCCGTGTTCCCGTTCACGTTCAAGGTGTTTGCCGCCGCCGACCTTGATGTCGTGCGCCTCAACATTTCAACGGGCGTTGAAACGACGCTCGTCCTGAACTCGGACTACAGCGTCACCCTGAACGGCGACCAGAACACGAACCCGGGCGGCAGCATTACGCTTCTTGCTGGGGTGCTTGCTACGGGCTATACGCTTGTCATCACTTCGGACATCGCGAACCTCCAGCCCACGGATCTGACGAACCAGGGCGGGTTCTACCCCGAGGTCATCACGGACGCGCTGGACCGGGCGACCATCCAGATCCAGCAGATCAGCGACATTGGGGACCGGACGCTCAAAATCCCGATCACGGACGGCAGCCTGAACATGGAACTGCCATCGACATCAAACCGTGCGAGCAAATATCTCGTGTTTGATGCGAATGGATTGCCAGCGATATCGGCAGGGAGTGGTACGGATACGGCACTTCGTACGGACCTCGGAAACCAAACGGTCGCAAGCGCAGGTGCCGGGTTGGTTGGATTCAGGCAAGCAAGCGCATCGTCAGTTGGACGCACGGTATTGGCGCGGATGCGCGATGTCGTAAGCGTCAAAGATTTCGGGGCGGTTGGCGATGGGCTTGCCGATGACACGGCCGCCATTCAAGCGGCCGTTGATTCATTGGCGGCAACTGGCGGAACCGTGCATTTCCCCACAGGGACGTACTTGATCGCCAGAACCGCCGGGACAAACGAGAACTACGGCCTGAAGGTCACGGCAAGCAACATTGCGCTGGTGGCCGATGGCAATGCCAAATTGCAGCGCCTGGATACGATCACCACAAACGCAGATGCGTATCCGATCTTGTTCGTCGGAACGCCAGACAGCAATGCGGCGTCTGCCACCGAGAACTGCGTCATTGACGGACTGTGGTTCGTTGGAAGCGATGTTCGACACACGAACAGCGGAGACGTACCGTATGACCAGCGCAATGCGATTACGGTCAAGAACTCGGTCGATTGCGCGATCCGCAACTGCCGATTCACCGCGATTGACAGCACGGCCGTCTATTTCACTGAACCCTCCGCATACAGCCTGAAGAGCGCGGCAAGGTTCAACACGACCAAGAGCTATAGAGCAATCGTTGCTGGCTGCGAGTTCATCGCAACGACGCACTCGACAACCGGGCGCGCATTGATTCATGCGCTCGTGCTTTCGGGAGTAGACGGGGCAATCGTCACCGACAACACATTCACATTCTGCGACGATGGCGTGTACGGGTTCACGACTTATGCGCTTTCAACGCAAGTTGAAACGGACACCTACACGCTGTCGGGGACGGCATACAACAGATGCGGGAAGCGGTGGGTGATTTCCGGCAACACGTTTGTAAACAGCACCGAACACGCGATCTACACGACCGGGTTTGAGGTCGCGATGACGAACAACATCGTGCGCGCAGACTTGCCGGTCTTGTGCACCGGAAGCGCCATCAAGACGCGGTCCAGGTATGCGATCATCGACGGAAACGTCATCGGCAACCATGCAGAAGCAATTGAGGTTGCGGAGCCAGCGGCTTTCGTTACGGTGAGCAACAACACAGCGAGCTCGTACCCATCGACTACGACCGGAGCGTTGCTAGCCGTCAACTCCGATGGCCTGACGGCTTTCCTCAATCCAGCGAATCGACCGTGGTATTCGTCGTACGACCCAATGGCCGGGATCGCGATCAACGGAAACACGCTCAACATGTCACCAGGGACCACCGGGACGTATGACCGTGCAATCCGTGTTGTTACCTCATCGTCAGATGCGAACTTCCCGAACGGGCAGGTGCAGAACCTGACGATTTCCGGCAACACCGTAGTAAACCATCGTGTCGGTTTGTACCTGAAGAATCAGATGTTCAGGAATGTCAACATCGTCGGGAACACCTTCTACGGCAAGTCGTTCACTGCGGCAGGCTTTAGTGGCGGGACCACGATGAATACCGATGCCGCCGTCCAGTTCTCCACGAGCGGAGGGACGGAAGTCGCATTCTCCGGCAACAACGTCTACGGGACGATCAAAGTCTTTGATTCTGACACGGCCGCAACGGACTGCCTGCGGTCTGTGGAAGGCAACGTGCTCAAATACGTGCGCGACGCCGTGTTCGATTCCGACATCAACGCGCCTGGATTCGGGAACATGGTCACGAACAACAACGGCGTGTTCGTTCTTGATCGAACGAGTTGGGCGCAGGGAGCTGCGTTGCAGAACCAGCTTGGCGATGGAACCACGGCGCTGACGCTTCGCAAGTACACGATTTCATACACAGGAACGCAGGTCGTGTTTACGACTGATGATGCTGGAACCACGATTGTTCTGGGATAATCAATGACCTCCCCCCACCACGACGAACTGTTCCTAGCCATCGGCCGCCTCGAGGGGAAGGTCGATTCGATCCTCGCCCAGCAGTCGCGCCAAAACGACGAGCTGAAGGCGCACGACGCACGCATCCGTTCCCTTGAGCACTCACGCGGCTACATGCTCGGATGGAGCGCGGCCATCGGGGCCGGCATGAGCTTGGCCGCCAACTACCTCGTCAAGCACTTCGCATAAGGAAACCGCCATGCCTATGGACATCGTCATCGCCACCGACAAGCCGAACTACCTGACGAGCGGGCTCATCACCGCCTCGAGCGGGACTTACGACAACGCGGTCCCGACCGCCACGATCCCGTCCACGACGGGCCAGACGTTCCTCGTCCCGACGAACCTCGGCGACAAGCCCAGCCTGCTCCGCGTGGTCCCGTTCCACAGCGCGAACAACGCCACGACCCCGAGCATGCGCGTGATCGGCTGGACCACCTACGTGCAGACGAACGGCACCCCGATCTACGTCCCGACGCTGCTCGCCGACCTGGCGTGCGCGTACAACGGCACGGCGTTGAGCATTCCGAGCCTGTCCGTGAACGGCACGACGCAGTACTTCTTCCATGCGATCACGGTCGGCACGGGCGTGCCCACGGTGAACGTGTACAGCCCCGGCACGGCCGCTGCTGCCGGCACGCCGCCCGCTGGCGTGGTGATCGACACCATCGGCGTCCAGTACGTGACGCTCCAGTTCGAGTCCTCGACGGGCACGATGGGCGCGTTCTACGCATTCCTCTGATCGGAGGCCGCGATGCGGTACGACGTAGGCAGGTTCCGACGCCCGATGCGTCGTTCGACGGAAGGACAGCTGATGAGCCTCATCAGCCTGGGCGACGGCTCCACGCTGACCCTCGACTTCACCACGGGCCAACTCGACCCGCGCCTGACGTTCACGCGGGCGAGCAACGCCACGTTCATCAACAGCAGCGGATTGGTGCAGTACGCAGATGCGAATATGTTCGTCAACAGCGCGTGGACAGACGCGAACAACACGCCAACGGGATGGATTCTTGGAACTAGTACGGGGGCAGTAAGCCGCTCCAACGAAACGCGCACGTTCACTTGCGCCGCGCAGCAGTATTGGTTGTATCAGCAGCCCGCCTCCCGTACTGGCTTGACCTATTCAATTTCCGTCGAAGTGACCGCCGTGAGCGGTTCGATGGTGTATGGAGACATCATCCTTGCCGGATCTTCAACCTACCTCGGTTGGTACAAAGATGGTGTGTTGCAGGCCACTGGTACTTCAACGCCTGTAACCACCGGGGTCATCACACTTATCTTCACGGCGAACAGCGACAACACGATCCTTCGGTTGGGTCTTGGTGCTGCCGGAACGAACGTGACTGGAAGCGTGACGCTTCGATATCCGCAGTTCCAGCCGGGACAGGTTCCGATCCGCTCGTACTATGAGAATACAAGCACAAGTGCGGCACGGTACGACTCTGCCCGCTTCGACTACGACCCGACTACGCTGGCACCGCAAGGACTGCTGATCGAGGGGACGGCGACGAACATTGCGTTCTATTCGCAAACCATCAATCCAAATGCCGCACCTTGGAACGTGTACTGGTTTGTTGGAGGTGCGGGTTCATCCGTTACACCTGTATCGCAAGCAGATCCCGCCAACACAACTACTGCAAGTCGTTGCGTTCTCGGAGCGAGTGGAGGGCGTGTTTACAACGGCATTTCTACAAGTGCCGGAGTCACTTACACGCTTTCGTTCTGGGCCAAGTCGATAAGCGGCCCAACGTCATTGGCGTTTTGGCATTTCAACAGCGCAACCGGAAACTCAACATCAGTTACCGTTACTACGTCGTGGCAACGGTATCAGGTATCAATCTTGGGGAGGACTGGCGGCGGATTCGTTGAGTTTGGAATTGCGAACAACACGGGCACCGCAGCAACCGTCGATTTCTGGGGCTTGCAAGTGGAGACAGGCTCCGGTGCCTCCTCGTACATCCCGACCGGGGCCAGTCAGGTGACGAGGTTGGCGGACTTCTGCTCAATCACCAGCCCGAACTTCGCGCCGTGGTACGGCAGCCCGACCGGGTGGACAATCGTGGCCGAGATGACTCCGCAGAGCCGCGCCGCCGGATCGTTCCCGGGGATGCTTGCCTTGCGATCCGCAGCGGACAGCGGTTTGCGGATTTACTACTACAACGACGGCACCTACAACACGGCGTTCCGGTTCGCAACCGCCTCAACAAACGCAGAGGTGTTTGGTCCGAACGGGGTGACATACGGAGTGCCACGGAAGTTCGGGGCAAGCGTCACAAGCGGTACGCAATTCGCAAGCAGCGCGGGAGTGCAGATTGGCTCCACGCAGACGCTTGCGGTCCCGATGGATCAGACGCTTCTCGCAATCGGAAGTGACGGCGTTTCTCCGACCCCAACCGTGAACTGCCGGATGAACTTCCGGTCGATCAAGTATTGGCCTTACGCCATGACTCTTGCAGACCTGAACGCGAGGACCGCCTGACATGGACTACCTCCTCCGCACCGACACCGAGGCGCAGATGGACGATGCGCTGGAAGCCGCAGAACTGCTGGTCGAGAAGGACATGGGCGGCGGCGAACTCAAACTATTGCCCATCCCCGGCTGCTATGTGGATTTCATCGGGCCGATCCCGCCGTCCTACGACATCGAGGGGCAGCAAATCCGTCCGGGCGACCCGCGCTTCCATACCAACATCCGGGTGACATTCGAGCTCACGCCCGAGCAGATCGAGGCGCTGCCGACGTTCACGCCGACGCCGGGGATTCCGTACAGGGTGTTTTCGTGAGGGCGCTCGTCCTCGTCCTGCTCCTGGCCGGCTGCAACCCGGTCGCACGGATCTCGGCGAACGCGACCGCCATCCGCAACGAGGCCGGGGCGCTCATCGACCACGGAAACGCCACTGGCGACCAGGTCGTGGTGCAGGGCGCAACCCGAATCGACGCCGCCGCCGCGGCCATCCACGGCGACATTCCGTCCGTGCAGGCGATCACGCCTGCGTGGCTATCTACCCTCCAGTGGTGGGGCATCGCGCTGGCGGTCGCCGGCGTGGCGTTCGTCCTGTGGCAAAGCGGGGCGTTTACGGCCGTCCGCATCGCCATCGGGTGGCTGCCTCGCCGGAAGGTCGCCGCCGCTCAAATTGCCGTCGATACACTGGACGAATCGCGCCCGGAAGGCGAGCGCGAGCTCATAGCCGCCTTGCGCTCCGACCCGGAGTTCGACGCGGCGTTCAAACGCGCCAAGGGGCGCAGAAAGACACAGGATGATTCTCGCTGACCTCCTCGGTACGACTTGGTTCATCGCTCTCGTGGCCGTGGCTGGCGTCCTCGCCGGCGCGTGGCTCTACAAGAAGTATGGGCACAAGCTCCGCTGACCAGCCCAACGGCGTTCGCGCCAATGGCACTGCGAGCGGGCGTGGCCTACGGGCTGCGCCCGCTTTGCCAAAGGAAACCCCCTCGCCGGGTGACCGCATCCTGCGGAATCCGACGAGGGGGGAGAGGATGGACTTGCGGTTCAGCGGATTCGCAGGCTTGTGCCGCGAGGCAGGAGCTCGCAGCCGGCGATGCTAGCGCCGTTCTCGAGCGCCTGACGGATGGCGTCCTTGTTGGCGGTCACGGTCACCGTGGTCAGTTCCTTGGGAAGCGTGGTGGCGTCGCACGTCACGGACAGCGGCTGCTTCCCGCCGTTGCCCGCGACCGACAGGCGGAACCGCGCCGTGTCGATCTTGGTGCGTCCCGTCGTTTCCATCGCTTCCTTCAGGCGGGCCTTGAGGCGGTCGGCGAGCGCCTCGTCGGTGGCGGCCAGGTCGCGCATGCGCTGGGCCTCGACGCGGCGGGCGTCGGCCCGGGCGATGAGGTGCTGGATGAGCGCCGCGTAATCGTCGGCCTTCTCGTCGAGCGCCGCATCCAAGCCGGCGAGGTGCGCCTCGAGCGCCTGCTGCGCCTCGGCGTCGCCCCCGTCGAGGATGGCGTCCACGATGTCGGTGATCTCGTTCTGGATGGCGTAGAGACTCATGGTGTATTCCTCCGGGTAGGGTCAGAAGGGGAGATCGCTGCCGTCCGTGACGGGAGCGGGTTCGGGGGCCGGCGGCTGCTCGGAGCGCAGCACGCGCATGACGGTGAGCGCCTTGCCGACGCGGGCCACGTCCATCGTGAGCTTCCCGTTGATCGACTCCTCGGCGAGGTCCGCGTACTCTTTGACGGTGGTGGCGATCCAAGCGGCCCCGTGCTCGCCCGTGGCCTCGATGGCGATGGCGCGGCCGGGGCGGCGCACGACGCGGTGGATGCGGAAGGTGCCCTCGTACTCGTCGGGGTAGGAGTCGGTCGGCCCAGCGACGGGCGCGTCCGTGGCGGTCGGCGTGGCCGCAGGCGCCTCCTGCGGCTTCCGGGGCTTGCGGGCGGGCTTCGGGGCGTCGGCGACGGCTGGCGCGTCCTGGGGCAACGTAGCGGCCTCCACGGGCGCAGGCAGGACAGCCACGACGTGGGGCTGCGGAGCCGGGGCGGCGGGGGGGTTGTCCTGCTGACCCATCTCCTCGGCGGTATAGAGCCCGGACAGTTCGGCTGGGAACGCCTTGCGGAGCGCCAACGCCTCGGCGCACTTGGCGATCATCACGGACGGCATCTTCGGCCACATGCCCGACAGGCTGCCGTCCTTCTTGCGCTGCGCGTACTCGCGGAACAGGGCGACGGCAGTCACGGCCTCGACGAACCCCTTGCGGTACACCCCGACGCGAGCGGCGGCGGGCGGCTCGTCGGACAGCCACACGTCGGTCCAGACGCCGTCCTGCCCGCAGAACGCCACCGAGGTCTGTCCCGCGTACTCGCCGCTGCGCTGCGCGACCAGGCGGAACCCGTCGATTGACACCTGCGTCTGCATCACCTCGCGGCCGGCGCGGCTGTCCCACCGCTTGACGGCGTAAATCTGGCGGGCGAACGGGTCAAGGCCCGTGCGGTCGCACACGCTGAAGAACAACTCCATCTCGTCGCGGCTCGCTCCAGCGCACAGGGTGCGGGCGAGCAGGTCGCGCTTCTCGTCATCCAAACGTGCCAATGCAGTCATCGTGATCTCCTCTCGGTTAGGCGGCGTGGTGGTGAAGGGGCAGGGACGGCAGTGCAACATGAACGGACGGATTCGTCTCAATCAGGCGCTGGCATCCGCGCTTGTGAATGATGGAACGGATCGCGAACGACACGCTCATGGACTTGGACGATGACGCCGTCCGGCCCCACCGCAGTCCGTCGCGATCTCCGACGAAATACCACACGGTGCCATCAGGCCGCTCAAGCCGAAACGCACGGTACTTCTTGCTTGCGGACTTCTCCTCAACGCACCCGAGGTGCAGAAGGCCAGCCACATGAACATCATGGAACGTGAATCGCATTGCGATCTCCTCTCGTTTCGCCAGCATCGGGCAACGCGCCCACCGCTGACGTGGTCAGTATACGCCCCGGTATGGAGTTGTCAAGCCCACACCTTCACCAAAGTTTCCGCCGTGTCCCCCCATTCCTTGGCCGCGGACAAGATGGCGACCTGCGCGTCATCCACGTACACAACCCCGGTCATGGCATCCAGGGCAGCGCGGCAGAGCTTGTCGAGGTCCGGGCGACCGGGCGCACGCGGCGCGCTCGAGCGCAGCATGCCCGTGCTGGTGTAGTGCGACTTTGGGCGCGGGAACCGGAACAGGAGTTCGACGGCGACCGCGTCGCCTGCCGGCGGTGCGGTCCACGCCTGCCGCGCCGCCAGCGCGAACACGGCGCGATACGGCTTCACCTTGGCGGATGACTCCACGAGGGCGACGCGCCCGCTGCGGAGCCGGATCGCCCGCTTGCTTCCCTGCGGCGCGGCCAGCCCGGGCACGGTGAACTCAATCATCTCGCCTCCTGTGGTTCGTCTCTCGCAGCACGTAGTCGTTCACCCGACGCAGCGCCTTCGCCAGTTCGTGCCGCAGGTACACGACCTCCTGCATGAGCTCGAGCGTGAGCGGATCGTCGGTCCCGCTTGCCCGCGTGCGGTCAACGATGTCCTCTTCCGTCTCGCCTCTCCCAGGTTTCATCAGCCGCTGCCCTCATAAAGGATCTTCGTGATGTGCGCGGGCAGGCATCGTCGGCAGAGCGCGAGTTCGGTACGCAGGCGCAGGATCTCGGCGCGTGCCTCGGCGCGTTCGGCGTTCGCCATCTCGCCCATGCCGGCCCACGTCACGGCGAGGCGGTCGCATATGTCAGCGCCCGGGGGCGGGAACGCCCCGCCCCCAGGCTCTCCATAACACGAAGGTGCGGTGTGCTCGTCGCCGTAGTCACGCACGGATGGCTCCTCTCCGTGCGTCCGCGGCTTCGCGCATGAGTTCCTCCATCGCGTCGGCGATGCGCCAGTAGAACGCGGCCTCGGCGCGGCACGACTCGGCGAAGTCGGCGTGCTTGGCCGGCTGCTTGTCGGCGGCGGCGAGTTTGGTATTGGCGCGCTGGCGCACCATCGCGAGGACGTGGTCGGGGTTCGGCATCAGAGTTCCCTCACTTCGTATTCCTGCAACTGCGAGAGCAGCCGCACGTTGCGGTCCCGCGACTCCTTCAGCATCACGGCCCCGGCGTTCACCAACGCCTCAAGCCGTTCGATCTCGTCCGCTGCCTGCACCATCAACTCCGCTTCGACGCGGGGGGTCAGGCCGTTGGACAGCAGGCGCAACTGCGAAACGATGTGATTCTTCATGGCTCTTCCTTGAAGCAAAACCATCCGCGTTCTAGCGCATAGTCACGCGGCGGATGAATCGACAGATTGCACACCTCCCGCCTCGCCTCGTCGCGCTCCTTCCGCAGCCGTTCGATCTCGTCGGCGGCTTTGCGGCAGATTTCGCCGTGCGGAACGCAAGTGCAGTCGCGCAGCCGGATCACGATGTCAGGGTCGCTCATCGGTCCTCCTTGTTTCGTTCGATCCGCACCGCCTTCGGGGCGATGATGACGATATGGCATTTGCCGATCTGCTTCGGCGTCGGGGCCACGACGCACACGGTGCCGTCCGGGTGGACGAGCGAGACGCTCTGGCCATGGCGCAGCGTCATGGCGACTTGGCCCGTATTTGTGCTGTCAATCATGGATTTCCCTCCGCAGCAGCGATCCTTTCCCCGATCCAGGCCATGCAGTTCACGGCCATTGAGTTCCCGAGGGCTTTGTACCTCGGCCCGTCCGGGCATTCCTCGGCGGGCTTCTCGCGCCACGGGATGAGCGTCCAATCGTCGGGGAAGCCCTGGAGTCGCTCGCACTCACGCGGGGTGAGGCGGCGCACGGTCATGGCTTGAGCCACCGCTGCTGTCGCGCATCCGCCCTTGCTTCCGGTTCCGAGCGCATGGGATGATTCGCTGCTGCTGATGGGGTCTTGCGTGGGATGGAACGCCACCGCCTGCTTGTTGTTCCCGCCCCCACCTGCCTCAAGCGTGCAAGCCACATCAACTTGCGCCCCAAGGCTTCGCGCTTCTGCTGACTGTCCGGGCTTGAACGCCATCACGGTCGGCCCGCTCGCGTTGACGCTTGATCCCGGCGTACCCATCGTCGCCGCCACGTCGCCCGTGATCGCGCCGTTGTAGAGATCCGTGCCGACCACCGCCGCATGGGCCGCGTTGTCCCGCGCCAGCGTATGGCACGGGTCACCCGGCTTGCGGTTCTGGCGGTTCACCGGGGCGGTGATCTGGAACAGGTCGTAGGGGACGGGCTGGGCTATGTACGTCTGTTGGTGCGTACCGGGCTCCGCAGCCAATGCTCCAGGCACCTCAACCTCACGCACCTCCTCGCGTTGGTTCTGCGAGAAGGCGACCGGGATGTCCGCCCCGTGTCCGTCAAGTTCCGTGTGCGACCGCAGGCCACGGTTGCCGATGGTTCCGGCGACGGGTTGTGCTACGCATTCCTCATGGTTGTTTCGACTGTTTCCAAACCTGGCTGCGATAGTTGCTGACACCTTGCCAACCATCGTGAAACCGTCCGCACGGTTGTAGTCGTGACAGGTCGTTTCAAGGTACGGAGCTACGTCGTGGCTTGTGACGCAGCCTGCTCGAGCGCCTGCTTCAGCATCGGAGGCAGCTGCTTTCCGCGCTTTTCCGCTCTCCTCAAGATGCCAGCGCAGGCCCGTGCCGAGAGCGAGAACCTCGGCGGCACGTTCCCGACCTCGAGGATCTCGCTCAAGGTCGCAACCAACGACGAACACCCGTCGCCTGCGTTGCGGGACGGCCTTGGGCCATCGTCCGTCCACTCGGCAGTATTGAGCGTCAATGACCCGGTAGGCCCACCCGTACCGCAGTTCCCCCAGCGCCCCGAGGAAGGAACCAAAGTCCCGTCCTCCTCCCGATGACAGGACGCCGGGGACGTTCTCCCAGACAATCCATCGAGGCCGCAGACGTTGAGCGATCTCAAGATAGGTAAGCATGAGTCCTCCTCGTGGGTCGCTGATCCCTTTGCGGAGGCCGGCAACGGAGAAGGACTGGCAGGGGGTTCCGCCCACGAGAAGGTCAATTGATCCGGGTCCAAGAGGCCACTCCTTGTGTTTCGTCATGTCCCCGTAGTTGGGGACGTTGGGGAAACGGTGCGCGAGCACCGCTGCGGGAAACGGTTCGATCTCGCTGAACGCGACGGGGGTCCACCCGAGGTGGTGCCATGCGACGGAGGCGGCCTCAATGCCGCTGCACACGGAGAGGTATCTCACGCTCTCCTCGCTTCCACGCCGGCGGCGCGAAGCATCTTTGCGACCTCGGCAGACTCGAGCGCCCTCAGGATCTCCTGCATGGGGAAATCGCTCGGCACCTTGGACGGGTGATCCAGCGCGACGCCGTCCAGGATGATCCTGAACGGGTGCCAGAACCGCACTTCCCACGCCTCGCGCACGACGCTGCCGTGCTGGTGGAACCGCTCGATGTCCTCGCGTTCCCACCGCACGTCGAGGATCGCCTCGACCTGATGATCGGCGAGGTACTCGAGCACGGCGGCGTCAGGGCCGAACAGCGCATCTGACACCTCAATGGTCACTTCGGTGGAGAGCATCATGCGAGGCTCCATTCGCGAATGAGGCGGCCGTGAGTGGACGGACGCTTGCTCGGCACGACGCGCCCGGTCCATTGGAACTTGGCGTCGAACACCGACCCGGCTGCGTTGCCGAGGTCCGCGTAGTCCAGGTTGTTGGCGGCCATAAGCTCGGCGACATCGTCGGCCGTGACGGTGCCGTATTCCCGGGCAATAAACGCGGCGAACCCGCGGGCGGCCGCGAGCAGTTCGTGCCGGCGGTCGGCGGCGAGCGCCTTCCCGATTTCCTTGCGGCGCTGCGCTTCGGCGTGGTCAAAGAGAGTCACTTGGGCCTCCGTGCGACCACGTCGCGGTTCAGGATTCCGGTGTCGTGCAGGACGTAACCGCGCCCCGGTACGTGCTCGAGCCGCACCCGGAACAACGTCCGGGCGCGGTCAATGGTGTAGTTCACGTTGCGCGTGGTGCATCCCCAATCCCGCGCCAGTTCGGCACGGGTCCGCGGGGCGCGGTCTAGGGTGCGGATGAGCGAGCAGACGCGCTTAACGAGCTGTGCGGTGGAGTTGCTCAAGACAGGCTCCCATACTCGTCGCCGCAGATGGGGCAACGGTCAGCGGCGGGGCGGTCCTGCTCGGCGCGGCGCTTGATCTCGAGGTCAACCATCGCGAACACCTGCGCCTCGAGCTCGGCATGCCGGCGCTGGGCATCGAGCAACGTGCGGGCCTTCTCCTGCGACTCCAGAATCTCGGCGATGAATCGGCTTCGGTTCATTGTGTCCTCTCGTTGTTGGCGGCCTCGGCAACACGCCTCGGCCGACATGCGTGGTGTACATCGGTGTATATCGACCGCGCAAGGGGGGAACATGAGAAAAAATCAGAAATATTTCCGCCAACGTGAAATGCGGGCGAGCGTTGGTAGGGTGCGGCCGGATGGCAGCATCGGCCAAACCAGCCGCGCCCAAGCTCATCCCGCAACGCGGGGGAAACGCGCCGCTGCCATTCACGGTGACCTCGGAGAGCCGCAACATCCACACGGTCACGCTCGACGGAAACAGCCGCACCCAGGAATGGATGTTCCTGCTGACGAGCGACCGTCACCACGACAATCCGCACACGAACCACGACCTCGAGCGCAAGCACCTCGAGGAAGCGGTCGAGCGCAAGGCCGGCATTCTCGACATCGGTGACAACGGCTGTCTGATGGAGGGAAGGCACGATCCACGCCGCGCTCGCCGGGGTGTTCGTGAAGAACACATGGATGCGCCCGACTACCTCGACAGCGTGATCCGCCACGCCTCCGAGTTCTATGCACCGTATGCACGGAACTTCGTGATGATCGGCCGCGGAAACCATGAGGACAGCGTTCTCAAAAACTGCGACACTGACTACACGGAGCGGCTTTGCGAACGCATGAGCATGCTGACCGGGTACAAGGTTCATGCCGGCGGCTACGGCGGCTGGGTGCGGTTCCAGGTGCAGATCAACAACGAGCGGTACGGGCTGTCCCTGAAGTATTTCCACGGCGCAGGAGGGGCTGCGCTGATGTCGCACGGCACGCTCAACGTGCGGCGCAACGCCGCCGTCATGCCTGACGCCGACGTGATTTGCACGGGCCACATCCACAAGCGGTGGATATTGCCCATCATGCGCGAGCGATTGGTATGCGACCGCGGCGGTCCCCGCGTCGTGCAGGACCGCCAGTGGCACATCTGCACTGGCAGTTACAAGGATGCCTTCGGGGACGGGCATTCCGGCTGGGAAGTGATGAAGGGATTCCCGCCGAGCGATTCGGGCGGCGGCGTATGGATGCGCCTGTATCTTGAAAAGCGCAGCGCGGAAGGCCGTACCCGCTACGGACTCGTCCCGCAGTTCATCATGGCCGACTAACTGGCCGTTTCAGAAGGACAGAGCATGCCGACCCCAGCCAAGGGCAAGCGATTCGTGAAGGTGGTCCGCAACCCGGAGACGGGCCGCACCCGCAAGGTGTCCTACGGGCAGGCCGGCAAGGCCAAGGGCGGCGGTGACCGCATCAAGCCAGGAACCGCGAAGGGCGACGCCTACTGCGCCCGCAGCTTCGCGCAGATGAAGGCGCATCCGGCCGCGGCACGAAACCCCAACAGCCCGCTGCGGCTCTCCCGTGCGAAATGGAAATGCAGCGGCAAGACCTCGAGAGGATGACATCATGGCAAAGCGTGGCCTGTACGCCAACATCAACGCACGTCGCAAGGCCGGCACCAGCCGACCCAAGTCGAAGTCCACGGTCAGCGCGAAGTCGTATGCGGCCATGAAGCGCGGGTTCACGAAGTGATGCCATGCGCGTCTTACTCGGCGGGAAGTACTGGACGTTGAGGTTCTCGGGGAACCTCAAGGACTACGGAAGCATGGTCGATCCAGGCAACGCCGAGGGTCGGCTCATCCGCATCGGCACTTGGCAAAGCGAGAAAGACACGTTGGACACCATTGTCCACGAAGCCTTGCACTGCATCGAGCCTTGTTGGACCGAGGAGCGTGTGGCCGAAGCAAGCAAGGAGCTCTCCCATATGCTTTGGCGCTTGGGCTACAGGCGCAACCCGTAAGAAACTCTTACAGAGTCTCCTTTTCGCTTACGACATAGCCACAACGACCCAAAACGCGTTCGACACCTTATGCGGACCTGTACGGGGGATCGACAGGCGGCGGCGTATCATCCGGGTGCGGAGGCGTGGGTCTGCGGGTGTCGGAGCCCAACCACCCACACGGGCCGGCGCAGAAGGGCCGCGAGGTACGACCGCCGGCAGGCCACGCATTGGGGTAGGAACAACCTCCCGCCCAGGGGCAGGCACGACGAAGCTCGTGCGCTGTCCCGCTTATTCATTCGGTGCAGTCGCAGGGGATGGTTGTGTCATCAAGGTGCTGGAACAGTTCACCCTGCACCGTAATTTGCGTGAGCAACTGGTGATACGTCGGCCGATCCTTTCGGAACTTGGCCCCGATTGCCTGTTCCTGTTGCGCCCACCATGCTGCGCGACTGGGTTCGGCGCGGATCACCCGTTCGATTCTGGCGCTGCCCTTGAGGAAACACAGGTCGCAGTTACCGAAGGCCGGATCGTCGTTCGGGAGGGCAAGGTCAAATGGCTGCTGCTTCCACCAGGCGATGATCGTTTCGCGATCCACGCCGGCGTCCGCAAGTGGCATGGCGATGTCGCGGGTCGGGTCGGAGCGCAACTTGGCGACCCGGCGCGGCTCGTCGGCGCGCAGGCCAAGCACGGAGGTGAAGTCTCCGTACCCATTGTCGGACATGAACTTCTGCATCGGTATGACCTTGAGGTCGCTGGTGCAGAATCTTGCAATGGGATTGGGGAGGTAATTGCGCTTGGCGATCAGGGCCGCGAACGGCTCGCCGTTCCTGCTAGCCGTGTCAGGTCGCACGAGGTTGTATCCAGACGGCGACCATTCAATCCAAGTAACCACGCACCATTCGCGCCCGATTCGTTCCACGAACTCGTAGGTGGCGTCGTGTTCCTTCCCGGTGTTGGCGAACAGGACGTGCGCGCCTTTCGGAAGTTCCCCCCCCCAAGCATCAAGCACATGACGAAGCAAATACGCGCTCGTTCGACCGCCGCTGAAGGACACGTAGAACGGCGGCTCAATGCGATATGGGCTCATACTGGCGAGTATATCCACGTGACGAATGCGCTGGTCATGGCGCGACGTGACTACAGAACTACACAGGTGTAGCGGATTCGCTCACATGCGAACGAAACACGCCGCGGACCGTGAGGTCTACGCGGCGCGCTTCCGGGGGCAGAAGAAGGTGCCGTCCGTGGCACCAGGTGTCCGGTCGCGCCGCGCTTGGCGGCACAAGCCGCTTCGCCTCGTCAGAGAGGCACGCCAGACGGGAACATGGTATACTGTCCGGCAGCCCCGCGCAAGGGGCACGAGCGGGTGCAACTGCTCGACATCTCGACAACCGGCGGCGGGGCGGGTTAGCTTGCACCCGCTCCCCGCCCCGCCCCGGCCCTTGGAGACGCACATGGCGACGGACTTGCCTTGGTTCCCGATGTACCCGGCTGACTTCCTCGTCAGTACGGCGACGATGACGCCCACCCAAGGGTGGGTCTACACGCAGATGCTGATGTATGCCTGGACGAACGGCGCGGTGCCGGATGACCGTGCCGCATGCGCCGCGATGACCCGTTGCAAGCTCACCGAAACCGACTGGTCGGTGGTCCGCGCACGGTTCCGAAAGACGCCCGCCGGCCTCGTGAATCCACGCATGGAACAGGAGCGCCATGCCGCCAACAAGCGACATGACCTTGCCGTAAAGGCTGGCCGCAAGGGCGCTTCGGCACGATGGTCAGTACCCGAAACCGATAGGGTGGCTATGGCAACCCCATCCGTACAGAATGGCGACCCCAATAGCAGCCCCGCTATGGCAACCCCAATGGCAATCACAATCACAACCACAACCACACCCACAACTACACCTTCGCAACCCGTAACCGTACGTCCAACGCGAAGGGGTACCGTAAGCAGCGACGTGGACAATCGAGCCGCCTTGCGTGCGCTCATCGCCAAGGAACAGGAAGGACGGTGCGAGGATGAATGACCAAGTTTCATGGGCCGACAACCAGAAGTTGATGGCGACCCTGTGGCCCAAGTGGCGCCTCGAGCCGGCACTGGCGAGCGTGATCCACGAGAAGTGGTCGCAGCTCCACCAGGACAAATTGCGCGACTGCATCCGCCAGCACCGCCTCGAGCGCGACTCGAAGCCGGACATCGCCGCGATTCACAAGAAGTACTGCGCGATCACCGGGCAGGATCGACCGACCAACATCCCGGATGCCTCGCGCACGCGCCGGCAGGCCGACCGATGCGTGGGCCCGACGCCCGAGGAGCTCGAGGAATGGGAAGCGTGGGCCGAGGAACTGCTCGCCACCGCAAGCGACGCCGAGATTCGCGAGGTCCACGAACGGCTCGGGCTCACGTTCACGGCGCGACGGTTCCTCGCCATCGCCGTCGAGTACTGCCGGAAGAATCCCGTCTTGACCCGTTGATACGCGGGCGTATACTGCCCGCTCACCCCCAACGAGAGGAACTCACATGGCTTGGTATGCAATCGTCTGGCGCGAGGACACGACCCGAAAGTGCTCAATCAACGTCCCGAACTTCGGCAAGTGGTGCCATGACAACGAAGAAACGCTGTTCGTCAAACTCGGCATCCGTGGTGGAGACAACGCGGCCACGCTGCTTGTCGCCGCATGGGACCGCACGTGGGGAGACTGCGCCCCGGCGTTCGAGGTGGACAAGGGCGACCGCATTTACAGCACCGGGAACGAGTACTACGCCCGCGTAGGCGTTCTCCCGGAACACGCCGCGCCCAAGATGGAATACTTCGGCGATGACGAATGGTGGTGGCATTGGGGCGACAAGGATGACGGCACGCCCAGGCACCGTACCGTGATGGCGATTGAGCAGTTCAACGACGTGGAACAGGCCCGTGATCGTGCCGAGGACATGCTTGAGGATTGGTCAGATGCCGTGGACAAGTTTGACACCAACGAGTGGAACAGCGACCGCAAGAGCATGCGACTCGCGTACCAGGAGTTCCGCGAATGGGTTCACCAGAATGCAGGCATCATGCCGCCGGAGCTCGAGCCGGAAGCAGGCTGAACACAACGCCGTCTCCATGAAACGCCGTAGGCAAAAATCTGCCTGCGGCGTTCTCGTCGGTAGACTGCGCGCATGGCGCGGCGAAAGAACCCGATCCTGCTCGCCAACCTCGATGACTGCCTCCTCGGGGTCATGTACCCCAAGGCCACCGAACGATCCGGTATACCCGTCGCCGTATACAGCGCCGACATGATCGCCGCACGGCTGCGCGACAACCACAACCTCACCCTCCCCGAGGCCCGCGCCTTCGTCACCGACAACATCGAAACCAACGAAATGGGACCAGGAACCCCGCGCCTCATCTGGGCAGCAACCAGCGAGGATTTCGGGCAGTGCGTCAACCCATGACGATATACTGCGCGCAATGAATATCCGAACGTATGACGATTTCAAGGCCGCAGTCACAACGGCCGTGGAATCGCAGGGCGAAACCAGGTGCTCCGTCGCACGACGCCTCGAGCAGCAGGGCGCCCTCCGCGCACACACCGTCATGTGCCTCCTGTCCACCGCCCCCGTCATCGGCCGGCGGAAGCCGTCATTCGACTCCGTCCTCAAGCTCGCAGACGCCGCAGGGCTCGAACTCACCCTCACCCCCAAGGAACACCGTGCCGAGTAAGTCATCCGCCCAGCGCCGCCTCATGGCCGCAGCCGCACACTCCAAGGCGTTCGCCAAGAAGGTCGGCATCCCGATGTCCGTCGCCAAGAAGTTCAACCGCGCCGACGCACGCAAGTCCAAGGCCCGCAAGAAGTGACGCGCCTCGTCGCCTACGGCGAGAACGGGCGCCGGGTAGGGGAAAGCCACCACCATGCCACGATCCCGCAAGCCATCGTCGATGAAATCCGCGAACTCCACGAGGACCACGGATGGGGCTACCGCCGCATCGCAAAGCACCTCGGGCTCGCCTGGTACACCGTCGCCAAGATCGCGAAGTACCAGCGCCGCGTCGCCGTCCCCCGCCGATGGGAGCGCATCCCCGAAGCGACCGAGGGGCCGACCGCCTGAACCCGTCCCGGCACACCACGCCGACAGCCTGATCCAATGGCTGTCCGAAGGCAAGCCGCTCCGCGAATGGTGCCGGCAGCCCGGGCACCCGGACTGGCGCACCGTGTACCACTGGATGGACAAGGACGAGGCATTTGTGGCACGCATCGCACGCGCACGCGAGGACGGCTACGACGTGATCGCCGACCAGTGCATGGCGCTGGCCGATGACGAGCCTCGCGACCAGGTCTACGTGGCGTGGCGCAGGCTTCAGGTCGATACCCGGCTCAAGCTCCTCGCCAAGTGGAACCCCAAGAAGTACGGCGACCGACAGGCCGTCGCCCACGAGGGCGGCGTGACCCTGAACGTCATCACGGGCGTCCCGGATGCCAACTGAAACGGTGCGCCTGAACTACGCGCCCAGGGCGTGGCAGAAGCGGTGCCACCTCGAGCGCAAGCGGTTCACGGTCCTCGCCCTGCACCGACGTGCCGGCAAGACCGAGCTCGCCATCATGGAACTCCTCGACAAGGCCATCAAGTTCAAAGCCGAACTGGGGTTCTTCGTCTACGTGGCGCCATACCTCAAGCAGGCCAAGGCCATCGCATGGGCTCGCCTCAAGTCCAAGATCGACCCGTTCATCCGCACCGCGGCCGTGGAAGTGAACGAGGCCGATCTGGCCGTGACGTTCAAGCACAACAAGGCCACCATCCGCCTGTTCGGCGGCGACAACCCCGACGCCCTGCGCGGCGTCCGACTCGACGGATGCGTGATTGACGAGGTCGCCCAGATCAAGCCCGAGGTCTGGAACGACATCATCCAGCCCGCCCTCTCCGACCGCAAGGGTTGGGCCATGTTCATCGGCACGCCCGCAGGCATCAACCTGTTCAGCGAGCTGTTCTACCGCGCAGGCAGCCTGCCGGATTGGTATGCGGCCCGGTATACGGTCCACGACACCGACGCGCTCGACCTTGACGAGGTCGCTCGCCTTCAGCGCGACATGCCAGAGCAGGCGTTCGCACGCGAGTACCTGTGCGACTTCAGCGCCGCGGGCGATGACCAGCTCATCAGCCTGTCCGACGCCGACAGCGCCGCCGAGCGCCAATACCCGGACGGCGACGTGATCGACGCTCCGCTTGTCATCGGCGTGGACCCGGCACGGTTCGGGGATGACCGCAGTGCCATCGTCCTGCGGCAGGGGCTCCGCATGGAGAACCCGCGAATCTATACGGGCATCGACAACATGGCACTGGCGGCGGCCGTCGCCAATGTCATCGAGGAACGCGACCCGGACGCCGTGTTCATCGACGCGGGCGCCGGCGCGGGCGTGATCGACCGCCTGCGGCAACTGGGCTACGAGGTGACCGAGGTGCCGTTCGGCGGCAAAGCCACCTTCCCGAACCTGTTCGTGAACAAGCGCACCGAGATGTGGTGGGCCATCAAGGAATGGATCGACCAGGGCGGCTCGATCCCCGACCGCACCGACCTGAAGCAGGAACTGTCCACCCCGCTGTACTGGTACGACAACGTGGGCAAGCGCGTCCTCGAGTCAAAGGACGAGGTCAAGAAGCGGCTTCAGGGCGGCGGCAGCCCAGACATCGCCGACGCGCTCGCGCTCACGTTCGCCTACCCGGTCGCCAAGATGTTGCCTCGAGAAGTGCGCGAGAAGCTGTCGCCGCGCCGCGAGGATCACGACCCATACGAGGACATGTGAGTACCCGTAACGACTAGCGCGAGGAATACAGTCCGTGAGCATCATTCGCCACGCCACCGAGCAGGACATCGACGCATTGACCGCAATGGCCCGCGAGTTCCTCGCCTACAGCGCGTACGGCACGATGATTGCGCCGTCCGACGATGACATCCGTGCCGGCCTCCAGACCGTGCTGACGGCCGGCGTCGTGTTCGTGGCCGAGGTCGGCGAACGCATCGTCGGGGCCGTGGTCGGCGTCGTGGCGCCCATGTGGTTTGCGCCGAGCGTCACGGCCGCCGTCGAACTGGCATGGTGGGTGGACCCCGCGCATCGCATGACGCGCATCCCGTTCCGGCTCATGCACGCGCTCGAGGCGTGGGGCAAGGAGCGCGGCGCGCAACTCATGTGCATGAGCGAACTCGTCATCGAAGGCACGACGCCCGTCGCAAAGATGCTCGGGCGAATGGGATACGTGAACACCGAACGAACGCACGTAAGGGAGATCTGACATGGCAGCGATTTCGTCCATCCTCGCAGGCATCGCCGCAGGCGCGGCCGCCGCCGGAACCGGGTACGCCATCGTCGCGGGCGAGCGCGGCGCGTCCATGCAGCAGCAGGCAATGGGCGAACAGCGCAAGGCGCAGCAGGCCGCCGCAGCGCAGGCCCGCTCGCAGCAGCGCCGTAGCCAGCAGGCAATGGCCGCCGCCAACCGCGCCGAACCCGATGTCGCCGGGATCATGGGACGCGCCGCGGCCGAAGGCGCCGGCGGCCCCGCCAGCACCATGCTCACCGGGCCGATGGGCGTGAACCCGCAGGATCTCCAGCTCGGGCGCTCGTCGCTCCTCGGAGGCTGACGTGAGCCAGTACACCGGAGACGCATCCTCGTACCCCAACGCGCCCACGCGGGATCGGCTGTTCACCCGCTGGGGCCAGCTCAAGAGCGAGCGCGCCTCCTGGTACGCACACTGGCAGGAACTCACGTCGTACATCCTGCCGCGTAACGGCCGCTACTTCGTGCAGGACCGCAACCGCGGCTACCGCCGGCACAACAACATCTACGACAACACCGGGACGCGGGCGCTCCGCACGCTTGGCGCCGGCATGATGTCGGGAGCCACGAGCCCCGCACGCCAGTGGTTCCGGCTCGCCACGCCGGACCCCGAGTTGAACTCGTTCTCGCCCGTGAAGCTGTGGCTTGATGACGTGACCAAGCGCATGCAGCGCGTGTTCCAGAAGTCGAACACTTACCGCAGCCTGCACCAGATGTACGAGGAACTCGGGTGCTTCGGCACCGCGTCCTCGATCATGCTCCCGGACTTCCAGGACGTGATCCACCACTACCCGCTGACGTGCGGCGAGTACTGCATCTCGACCGACGCCAAGGGGCGCGTCTGCACGCTGTACCGCGAGTTCGACATGACCGTCTCGCAGATGGTCAAGGAGTTCGGGCTCGAGAACTGCTCCGTGAGCGTGCAGAACATGTACCGCACGGGCAGCCTCGACCAGTGGGTGCCGATCATCCACGCCATCGAGCCGAGGGCCGACCGCGACATCGGCAAGCGCGACAGCAAGAACATGCCGTTCGGGTCGTGGTACTTCGAGGTCGGCGGCGAGGACGGGCAGTTCCTGCGCGAGAGCGGGTTCATGCAGTTCCCGGCGCTCTGCCCGCGCTGGTCCGTGGTCGGCGGCGACATCTACGGGAACAGCCCCGGCATGGAGGCGCTCGGCGACATCAAGCAGCTCCAGCACGAGCAGCTCCGCAAGGCGCAGGCCATCGACTACCAGAC